ACTGAGAGATTTAGAGGAAATCTAATGCAAGCTGGAATTAAACTTAAACTTTCTATAGGGGATACTGTAATTGGAAGTTCAAGTTTATTTACAACTCCTGCTAATTCTAGTACCCCTGGCCTTCCTAGCCCAACTTCAAACTTACCTACTGTTTCTGTTCCAGCTAGCTCAACAGGAATAACTTTAAATCAAATCTCGGGATATTACATTAGTGAAGATTCTGTGAATGCTCAATTTGCTTCCCTTCAGATGTTCACAGGAGCCGGGGTAATTCCGGTAACTGCTCCTTACATAACTTACATAGATATGACACCTTTGGATATTTCCAATAAGGTTTTAGGGATAAATTTATTCATCACTGTTTCTTGTTCTTCTTTAGCGGGTAATGTGATAGCTACCAATGTTTCCGGATCAACAATTACTTTTGAATCCAGCGTATCTGGGGTAGATTTTTATTTTACCGGGATATATACTTAAAATAATTTTTAGATGTGTCCGTAAATTCTCCAAATAATCCGATTTTAGAACCAGGTCTTAGTGTTAGAATTATCGATGGTTCCACTAGTCAAACTTTTGATACCCTATATTTTGTAGGAACCTCGAATAACTATGTTAAAAAATCTGCTAAAAGCGAGACTATTAACTATTCAACATTTGGAAACTTCTGGACTAAGCAGATTTCAGTGGAGAGTAATTTTAGGGATATTCTAGACGGGGGAGATTCTGCACCAGGAACAGCACAGTTCTTCGGTCCAATCATAGGAGGGGAATTCCCAACACAAACAAGATTATTAAACAACATATAAAAGAAAATGGCTTATAGAATACAATTTAGAAGAGATACATCTACAAACTGGGATAGTAACAATCCTATCCTTTTACAAGGAGAGTTTGGCTATGAACTTGATACCGGATTTGCTAAAATTGGTGACGGATCCTCTACATGGGATCAATTAACTTATTTTGGAGGAACAGGTCCAACTGGACCAACTGGTTCAACTGGACCAACTGGTTCAACTGGTGTAACCGGATCAACTGGACCTTCTGTTTCTTCTCTAGCTCCTGGATCGTCGGGTGCTACCGGAACAACCGGAGAATTAGCTCTGGATACAAACTATCTTTACGTTTGTGTTGGAACAAATACTTGGAAAAGAACCCAGATAACAGGCTGGTAATTTTTTAATAATGAATATTTAAAAGCCCTTTATTGGGGCTTTTTTGTGAAACAATTCTTAGCAGTAAACTATAATAGATAATAAATTATAGAATTATGTCAGAACCAATAAAATTATCTCAAGAAGAATTAGATTCAATTAAAGATCTAAGAGAAAAAATAAGATCTAACGTTGAAAAAATCGGAAGACTTAACATCAAAAGACACTTTACAGAGACCGAGTTGAATTTGATTAAAATGGATATAGATACGGAATATCTAGAAACAGAAGAATTGAGTAGACAGGAATCTAAAATTGTTGATTCTATCATAGCGAAATATGGTGATGGTGATTTAGACTTCACTACAGGTATCTACACTCCAAGATCTTAATTTTTCTAACAACCAATTTGTGAGTAAAATAAAAATTTATGCACATGGGTCGTACATAGGAAATACCGGGTACAATCACCATACACGAGATTTTTTTAGATCTCTTTCTAAATATTTTCCGATCAAATTTAGAAATTTTACTGTAGGTGATTCTTGGAAAGGTCTAAGCGAAACCCCGCATGACGAAGAAGATTATCTAGATGACTTAGATAAAAATTTATTATACAGTCAAAGATTGTGGGTAGGGGAAGGTCGAATGGAGGATTTTAAAATATATCCTTCTTCAGAAAAAGAATTTGGAGCCGATCTTAATATAGTTCTAAATGAATCAAATCATTATTTATATTACGAAAAATATTCAGGACCCAAAATAGCATATAATGTTTGGGAATCAACCAGACAGACTGAAGAATTTTTTAAAAAATTAATATTATTTGATGAGATATGGGTTCCTAGTAAATGGCAAAGAGATTGTACTATAGATCAAGGAGCAAATCCAGACCAAGTTAAAGTTGTTCCTGAAGGAGTGGATGTTGATACTTTTTATCCAGAATCTGTTGATTTGCTTGACGAGTACAAGGATAAAAGATTTAAATTTCTTTTAATGGGAAGATGGGACTATAGAAAATCTACTAAAGAAATTATAGAAACTTTTCTAAAAACATTTTCACCGGAGGAACCCATAGATATTGTTGTCTCAATTGATAACATGTGGGGAGAAGAAATGGATGGATTTAAAACCACAGAGGAAAGACTAAAAAACTATGGACTTTTGGATCCTAGAATTAAAATAATACACTTTCCAAAAAGAGAGGATTACATAAAATACCTTAAAACCGGACATGTCTTTCTTTCGTGTGCTAGATCTGAAGGATGGAATTTACCTTTGATTGAGGCCATGGCCTGTGGAACACCTTCTATCTATTCTGAGTGTTGCGCTCAGATGGAATTTGCAGAAGGTAAAGGATTACCTGTTAAAATAATAGGGGAAAAGCCTGCAAATCAAAACACCTACGGCAGATACAGTATGGGTGATCTCCCAGGTAATTACTATGAACCGGATTTTATTGATCTTTCTAGAGTTATGAGAGATGCCTATGAAAATTATGAATTTCACAAAAGTAAAGCTGTAGAAGAAAGTGTCGAGTTAAGAAGAAATTTTTCTTGGGAAGAGATTGCTAAAATAGGAAAATCAACAATAGAAGATTTTGTCGTAAAAGTAAATCAGCCCGGATACAATAAGAACAAAGACACTAATTCAATTCATATTTCTTATTTAGATGGACCAAAGGTTGAGATTACTGGAGATTTTGAGTCTTCGTATCATATAGAGTTTATTGATTCTAAAACCGAGAAGATCATTCATTCGGAAACAATAACTAATAATATGTGGTGTGTTTGTTCAAGAAAATATTACACAGATTGGGTAATTAAGATCAACGGTAAAGTTGTTGACACTTTTGGACTTGAGGGTAAAAGAGTTTTAATTTCTTTTGAGTCTAAATCTATTGGGGATACAATTGCATGGGCTCCTTATGTAGTAGACTTCGAAAAAAAACACAAATGCAAGATTATATTATCTACATTTCATAATGACTGGTTTAAGGGGGTTAAAGAATACTCTAATTTTGAATTTATATCCCCCGGAAGTAACACAAATTGTTATGTTGTTTATAGAATTGGATGGTTTAGATCTAATGGAGGTAGATGGGACGATTTTAATTCATACCCAAATCCATTAAATTCACAGCCTCTCCAAAAGACATCTTCTGATATTTTGGGATTAGAATTTGAGGAAAGAAATTATGGAATTAATTTTACTCCGAGAAAAAATCCTATGACTGAAAAATATGTTGTAATTGCCCCGGAGTCTACCGCAGGATGTAAAGAATGGACTAGAGAAGGATGGGAAATTCTAACAAAGATGCTAACTGAAACTGGGATTCAGGTAATTTGTTTAACTCAAAAACCATATTTTATTAAAGGAGCCCGTTGTATACATGGCAAAAATTTGGAAGAATCTATTAATATACTGTATCACTCCGAATATTTGATCGGACTGAGTTCAGGTCTTTCCTGGATTAATTGGTCGCTAAAAAAACACACAGTTATGATTAGTGGATTTACTGCTAAGGATCACGAATTTAAAACTAATATAACTAGAATACAAAATTCAAATGCTTGTAATTCTTGTTGGGAAAATACAAATTTTATTTTTGATACTGGAGACTGGGATTGGTGTCCAGTCTGGAAGGGAACAGATAAACAACACATTTGCTCAAAATCTATATCACCAATAACAGTATTTAATTTATTACCAGAGATAAAAAAATGATAGACATTAGTAATTTTGATTGGGGTTGGATGGACGAGCCTTGTGAAACTTATCAAATCATGTCAGATGGGACACACAAACCAATGGGACTTTATCATAAGGATTCCATCATTAAAGAAATTTTTGAGGGGGAAAGCATATATGAATTATTTTTTGAAGTGGAGGAAAATGATATTGTTCTTGATGTAGGAGCTAGCCTAGGTCCTTTCACCAGGTCTATTTTACACAAAAATCCAAAGCATGTATTCTGTTTTGAACCAAGCTACAGAGAATTTAAAGTGTTAGTTAAAAATACCATGGGATATCAGGTAACTCCTATCTTTAAAGGAATTTCTGATAAGAATGGGATATCGGAATCTGATATGCTCTTTGGTGGAGAATCCGAAATGGAATCTATTACATTTAAATCTTTTATTGACTTATTTGGAATTGATAAAATAGATTTCCTTAAAACCGACTGCGAAGGAGGGGAATATGATATTTTCACTAGTGGAAATCTTCCATATATAAAAGAGAACGTAAAAAAAATAGTTGGAGAATGGCATCTTAGTACAGATGAACTTAAGACTAAATTTAGAAATTTTAGAGATCATATATTACCAAACTTCAATAAAGTTATAATTTTTTCTGTAGACGGGATTGACATTACCTGGGATTTGTGGAATGAACACTTCATTGAATATTATACCGAAATTATAATTCACATTGACAATAGATAAAAATGGCACAAGGAGTACATAAAATTACGGAGGATTTTGAAAAATCACTATGCGATTATACCGGATCGCCTTATGCAGTTGCATTAGATAATATGAGCAATGCTTTATTTTTAGCCCTTTACTACGAAAAAAATATAAAGAAAAGTATTAAGGCTGGAACTGTCGATTGCCCTGCTAGAACTTATCCTTCCGTTCCGTGTGAAATAATTCACGCAGGTCTGAAGGTTAATTTTACCCCAGTGGAAGGGGATACCATAAAAGGAGCTTATCAGCTTTTTCCAAGCAACGTCTGGGATTCCGCTTTAAGATTTAGCGCTGATATGTATATCCCAAAAACCCATATGTGCTTATCCTTTACTGGACCATATAAAACACTGAAGCTGAGCAAGGGAGGAGCAATATTAACCGATGACTATCAAGCAATGTTATGGTTCAAAAGAGCTAGATTTAGTGGGAGAAGAGAATGCTCATATCACGATGATAACTTTGATATGCTAGGATGGAATTTTTACATGATGCCGGAACTCTCAGCAAGAGGACTTTTGATGATGACTCAGTTTTATAACATGGACGGGTCAAAAAAATACAACGAAGATCTAGAACTACCATATCCTGATTTATCAAAATTTGAAATTTATAAACAATGAAAAAAGCATTAGTCGGATATGGTGGACATGCCAAAGAAGTGATGGCACAAATGGGGTTAAATATTACTTGTTTTGTAGACGACAAATATTTGATCACCGGAACAAAACCATTATCTGAATTTGATCCGAAAGAATACTCTTTGATGGTTGCAGTTGCAGACCCGATAGACAGACATAATATTATACAGAAACTTCCAAAAGAAACTAAATATTTTACCTGGATACATCCAACTGCTTTACTGATGGGGAAAATAGAAATCGGAGAAGGTAGCTTTATCGGTGCTTATTCTATTCTAACTACAAATATTAAAGTTGGAAGTCATTCAATCTTAAATAGGGGTAACCACATTGGCCACGACTGTATTATAGGAAATTATTTCAGTGCAATGCCCGGATCTATAGTTTCAGGAAACGTTCATATAGGAAATATGGTTTATTTAGGAACAAATTCCTCCATAATAGAAAAAAAATACTTAGCACACAATATCAAAATAGGTGCAAATAGTGTAGTTATAAGAGATATAAAAGAACCTGGTATTTATGCTGGATCTCCTGCTAGAAAAATTTTAAAATGAAAGATCTAATATTAAT